AACAGAGAAAAAGTTTTTCGATTTCTGAATATCTTTAACGCCCGGCTCCCAGAATAATGTAAGCAGATCCACGCAGTTAATAGCCACATCTCCCAATCCGTTGAGTTTTGAGTTATCCCAGAATATGCCATATACTCCTGTACCGTGTTTCAGCTTATACCATGCTTCCTCTGAGTACACGCTCTTGTATCCGTTCTGCTCCATTACTACCGGAACGATAGAAGATAATCTCTGTGCCTCTTCCACGTCTCCCTCTTCTCTCGGTAGAATGTTGGATGTCGGTATAGAATCCATGTAATCGGCGTGCTTAGAAATGATTGTATTGAATAACCATCCGGACGCAGGCTTCGGATCATCCATTGTTTCCTCTGTCTGCATGAGTTCCCAATGGCGCATTTTCCACCACTTCTCATTGCGAGTAATCTTATCTTCAAGATTCTGCTTGCCTTTTTTATATTTCTTGAGGATCTCCATTGCCTTTCTTACCTGCTCCTGTCCTATAGGCTTCGCACCCATATGGACAGCAGGAACAGGGGCAATGTTTTTTTGTTTAGGAGGCTGCCCCTGTTGCTGATCCCCTGCTATCATCGGTTTTATATCATCTGGTGTAGGCTGATACTGTAATGCGGACTGCATATCATTCTGCCCTCCCTGCACACCCTTCTGGAATGCGCTATTATTCTTTGCCGAGTTATTCTGTCCTGTTTTCTGAGGGCGATTATATCTGTTATCCCTCGGTTTTTTCTGTCCTGCCATATTCTTCTCCTTATCCATGTTTTATATATATGCTCCGCTTCTTTGGTAAACGCTGATTCAAAGGATCTGCGCTTGCCTCTATGCTCTTATTTGCGTGAACAGGTTTAATCGGTCTGCTCATGCACATATATCTGCTTTCGTCTGCAACGTGATCTTCCAGATCTGTATCCAGATCCTCAACATGAGTTTCATCGTACATCATAAGAGGTATTGTCCTTATGAACGCTTTGCAGTTGTTGAATATATACATCATCGGATAACCGTTCTCGTCAAATGCCATGCGGTAGTGCATCTGCATCCATCCGGCTATACGCTGATTATCTCCCTTGTCAAAGAATATCCCATACTTTGCTGCTACATCCGCCACACTCTCTCCGGTATCTGATGCCCAGATAGCAGGATCGGCTACGCCTCGTATCCTGCGCCCCTTGAGATATGGATGCTGCTGCTCTACTTTTCGTATCTCTTCAAACTGTTTGCTCGGAGACCACTTAACGCCCTCATTCGGCATTCCGGTACATCCGTACAGTTCCAATATTCTGTATAGCACTCCTTCATAATCTACCGCCCACCATGCGCAAGAGAATGGTTTTGAATAACCGAAGTCGTATGACCTGTATATCTTCCATCCTGCAGGGATGTCGAACGGTTCTATTACATGAGTCCATTGCCTGTCCTCGTAATGTTCTGGATCATCTACGAACTCTTCAAAGAACTGCCCCTCGAATACATCCCACGCACCCTCTAGCCATGCCCTCTTGAGTTTCGGAGGAAGTGCTTCCAGATTCTTTATGTATTCCGGATCTGACTCCATAAGAGCCACATTATCCTGCACCAATGCCTGCGTGAAAGAATAATCATCCGGATTCTCTCCTGTGTTATATTTACGATCAATGAATATACGCTTAATGTATCCGTGACCTTGACCGCCCGGATTGCAAGTATAATAGATTCTCTTAGGGAAGTTATTTACACCACGGCAGCAGGCAGCTATCGCTTTGAGCTGATATTCAGAGAAGTTCGTTGCTTCATCAATGAAAATAACGTCATATTCTGAACCCTGCATTCTATCCAGATCTCCATCGTTCTTGCAGTATTGGAAATCTATTGTGCTGCCATTCTTGAATGTAAATCTCTTCTCTGTCTTGTTATAGGTTGCTAAGCTGCGAGGTATTATCTTTCGGAGCTGTCTTATATGGTTTTGCTCAAGTTCCGGATAGGTCTGTCTCATAATGAGTATTTTTATCCCTGCCCATCTGCAAGATAACAATATTGCTTTCGTCCTTACCATCCACGACTTACCGCCGCCACGAGCTCCACCATACCCTACATTCCTATGCGTATCCTGCAACGCTATTATTTGCTTCTCGTTCGGTTCTCCTAAATATAAATCCATTAACCATCGTACCCCTCTGCTGAGTGGAGAATAATATTGATCTCTTTGTCTCCCTCTTCGTTTGCAATTCCGTAAAGCTCTCTCAGGGTATTTATAGCAGCCTGCTTATCATATAGTTTCAATAACAAATTGCCTCTCGCATCGTATTTGAGTTCCTGTACCGCTCTCATATCAAAGTTGCGGATGTTCTCCGGTCTGGGAACTGCAACCATACTCACGCCATCCTCTGCGATATCCAATGTGACGAGATCTCCGAGATGGGTTTTGAGTATTGCTGTCTCCTGCTCTATAATCAATTTCCGGATAGTGGCAGCATCTTCTACATCCTCTTTCATCATCTCGGATCTTAATTCCTCATACCTTGCCCTGATTTTATCCTGCTTAAAAAGCAGCGATGATTTACTGTCTATCGTAGACTCTTTCATGTTCTTTGCATCATACGCCGCCTTATATGCTTCTCTCTGCGTTTTGCCTTTCAGCAATTCAACTACAAATTTCTCCTGTTTTTCTGTAAGCATCTAAAATACCCCTTACGCCCTTCTTATATTTTCGCAATTATCTACAACTTTTAATAGGACACCCACAATCGCAGGTGTCCTGTCATTATTTACCGTCTGTATCCAACGCTATGTATAAAGGGCAATTCCAGAAAAAACCACAGCAAAAATCTTCTTTGTACCCTTGTTTCGCTTTTTTGTTTTCAAATGTATTCACGGTATGATCCCCACATATACCTGCGCACTTAATATCAATCGGAGACTCCTTTCGATAATATGGACATTCTACATAAGGATCTTCCCTGTACTGGGTACTAGACATTTTCATTCCCTCTTAGTTGAACGGTAACTCTTCATCGATCCCATCCGGTAAATTCATAAAACCATCACTATCTGTTGCAGGTGGTGGAACTGCCTGTCCTGCATTGCTGTTTCCGCTGCCCTTGCTCTCAGCAAATTCGATTTCCTCCGCCACTACATCTGTCGTATACACCTTTACTCCATCCTTATTGTCATACGATCCAGTCTGTATGCGACCTGTTAATAATATCTTCGTACCCTTATGCAGATACTTCTCTGTAAACTCTCCCAACTTTCCAAATGCTACGCAACTGATAAAATCTGCTGTCTGCCCTTCTTGGTTCTGTTGTCTCCTTCTATCTACCGCAAGGGAGAATCTGGCAATCGCCATAGAGTTCTCTCCCTGCGAATATCTCACTTCCGGATCTCTGGTTAATCTCCCCATGAGTATTACTTTATTCATTCTCTTTTCCTCCTGTATCGTTAATATCATCAAGCGGCACATAATGTTTCATATTATTCGCATAATAGACTATTGCACACTTCACGACTTCCTTCGGTCTTTTTTCTACATAGAATTTTTCAGGCATTACGCCGACACCTACATCGACCGGATCTTGATAATTCACATCAAGATATCCTTTAACCACCAAATCCTTAAAGCCTACAATAACGCCATTGAAATTCGCTTCTTTGTGCTCGTAGTAAGTTTTTTCGACGCAATCAATATCCGCTTCCATAGTTCCGTCGTTATCTATATCAACGAGATTGCTATTCATTGCATACGCAGTACACGTTGTCTTATCAAGGTGCACCCATATTCCGTCCTTTACCTTTTTATAAAAACCTTTGCATTTAACTTTTTGAAATAATTTCACGTCGTTACCTCATAACCTGCTTTTAATAAACTCCTTCCGGAACATATCGCGTGCCTCTTCCTGTGTCACTCCTTCATGTTCCATCATCCACTCTTCGTATGCCTGTTGTCCTATCTCATGCAGCCAATCCATAATTTCTTTGCCTCTGGATGTATGCACGCCGTTGTATCCTCTGTGGTGGTCT